ATGGCGACCGTCTACAAGCGCGGAAACTGCTGGTACCTGAACGTCTTCATCGACGGGAAACCCGTGCGCCGCAGCCTCGGCGAGAACGAGGAGCTCGCGCGCCTGCGCCTGTCAGAAATCGAGTCGGATCGCCAGCGGGGCAAGGCCGGCTTCCCTGCCCTGGCAAAGAAGCGCACGCTCGCCCAGCGCCTCGAGGAGTTCCTGCGCGACAACGTCACGGGCAAGGCCCCGGGGACCGTCGTGCGCTACCGGGAGATGGCGGCGCACTTCCTGAAGTTCTTCGGCACGGAGGTCGACGTCGACGTCACCGGCCTGCGCCGCTACATCGAGCACCGGCTGCAGTCGGTGCGATCGAAGACCGTGAACAACGAGCTCATCTTCATCAGGATGGTCTACGGCCCAAAGGGGACGCACCCCTTCAAGGCGATCCCGAACCTGCCGACCAGGGACTCGAAGGACCTGCGGGTGCTCGACCCCGACGAGGCCGCGCGGCTGCTGGCGGCCTGCGCCACCGGCCAGCACCGGGACTCCTGGCCGGACCTGGGCGACTACGTCGCGGCCTACCTCTACACCGGCGTGCGCCTCGGGGAGCTCTGGGCGCTGAAGTGGTCCGACGTGCTGCCGGACGCGATCCGGGTGACGAACCTCAAGACGTTCGGCAAGCGCCGCGGCGACAAGCACCGCCTGGTCCCGATCCACGAGGAGCTCGCGCCGATCCTCGCGCGCCGGCGCAAGGCGCGGCTGCCGGCGCCCTTCCCGGAGCACCACCACAACTCGCTGCGGACGGCCGTCGGCAGGGCCGCGGCGCGGGCCGGGCTCGAGCCGGGAGTCGGGGTCCACACCCTCAGGCACACGTTCGCCGGGACGCTCGTGTCGAGCGGTGTGGACCTCTACACGGTCAGCAAGCTCCTCGGTCACTCATCGCAGGAGACGACGCGGATCTACGCGCACCTGTCCCCCGCCCACCTCGCCGGGACGGTGGCGCGGATCTCCTACAAGAAGGCCGAGCAGTAGGCCTTACCCGCCGGACTCGCCCATCCACGGCATCTGCATCGCCTTGGCCGAGTCCCGCACGGCCTTGCCCGAAGCCCCGCCGGCAGCGCCGACGACGGCGTCCACCGCGATCGAGGCAGCGCCCGCGGCCGCGTCGGTCACGACCGAGGCCCCACCGCTGGCGATGGCGCCCAGGACGCTGGAGAGCAGCGGCTGCAGCCAGGCCGGGACCTTCGCCCAGAGACCCGGCGCCGCGGCCTTCACGACGCCAACGACCACGGGCATGACCAGCCCCATCCCGAACTTCATGAGCAACGAAGCGAGCATCTTCCCCTCCTTGGTCAGACCCACCCGCCGGTCAGCAGGTGGACGGTGAGCCAGCCGAGCAGGCAGAGCAGGCCGATCCTGCGCCACCTCCAGCCGACGTGCTTCTCGCGGATCGAGCAGAGCTCCCAGACGAGCTCCGAGAGCGTACCCCCGGGGCGCCGGTCGCGCACGGCCGGCACCTCGAGGGCGAAGAAGGCCAGCACCCAGGCGATCCAGCCCCAGGTGTAGGGGTCGCGGACGACCTCCGCGGCCGTCATCCTCACGTCCCTCCGGGGCACCAGCCGCAGTGCGGGCAGTGACCGCCGTGCAACGGAGTGCCGCACTCCGGGCAGATCACGGCCAGACCACCCGCCGGAACTGGGTGCGCTCGTTCGTCGTGCGCTGCAGGTTGCGCGCGTGCGTCGAGACGGCGAAGTAGACGACGTCCCCCTTGGCCGGCGTGTAGCCGCTGTAGATCGGCTCCTTCTTGGAGTAGCGCCCGATCTCCTGCACGGTGACGCCCTTCATGCGCTGGTCGACGCCGAGCCACTCCCAGGTCCAGGCCCACCATTCGCCGCGGTACTGGGCCAGGATCCAGACGTTCCCCTCGGTGTGCTTGCCGTTGGAGCCGACCGTCTCCGGCCATTTCCCGCCCTTGGTATGACGCAGCCAGATCTTGTTCCCCGGCCGGTCGATGTCCAGCTGCAGCAGCTGCGACGTGCGCGGCCAGAGGTGTATGTCGGCGTGCAGCCACCGGACCTGGTCCCAGGCGGTGAACTCGTCGGGGTAGTCTCCGTCCGCGCCCCCGGGGGCGGGGGGCTCAGGTCCACCAGGGCCAGGTGGGGAGGGAGGGACCACCGGGCCAGGACCCGGGGGCGCGTCGGGAGGCGGGTCGGCCGGCGGCTTCACCGGCTCCAGGTAGATGTCGCGGAGCAGCTGCTTGAGCCAGGCGAGGAACTTCTTCATGCGTCCCCTCTCGCCGGGTCCTGCCCGGCCATTGCGGCGGCCAGCGTGAGCTCGCCACCGTCGTCGAGTTGAAGGTGCCCAAGGTCGCGCATCTTCCAGCGGCCGCCCCAGGTCAGGCCGAGGCTCTCGGCGACCCGGCCCATGCGCTCCCAGGCCTCGTCGGTGTCGCCGAGGATCGCCCGGCCGTCCCGGGTCAGCATGGCGACGTCGAGCGCGAGGGAGGCCGGCTTCCCGTCGCGCTCGACGTTGTGCCAGGACTCCCCGCCGCGCGCGTTGGTCACGATCCGTTCGCCTTCGATGCCACGGCGCCCGATCTCCCAGAGCCGGTCCTGAGCGAACCGGCTGCGGTAGGCGAAGGTCATCCGGGGGTTGTCCCCGCCGGCGCGCACCAGCCGCATGAAGCGGACCCATATCGGCTGGAGCTTCGGGTGCAACTGCTCGGGGTCGACGATCATCGGAACGCCTTTGCGAGCAGGTGCATGATCCCGGCGGAGACGACGCTCGAGAGCACGGCGATCCCCGCGACCTTGATCTCGAGGAAGCGCAGCCGGTCGTCGACCTTGTCGAGTCGCACCTTCACGTCCTTCAGGCTCTCGCCAGGGGCGCAGTCCGTGCAGCGGCGACCGACCGACTTCTGCAGCTCCTTGAACTCGCCACGCATCTCGGTGAACCCGGTCATCAGGTTCGTGACCATCTGCGTGAACACGCCCCACTCCTTCATGTCGATCTCGTCACCAGCCATCTAGTCCTCCGAGGTGCGGGCCGCGGCGGAGCCGGCCGGGGTTGCGGTGGTCATCAGAAGAACCTCGTCCAGACTGGAGCGTCCGGCGTGCGAATGGCGTGCACGGTGTAATTGCCCCAGGTCGCCAGAGCAACCAGCGCAATAATCGCGGCGATCATGGCGATTTCCTTCCAGGTGATCTTCACGGCTACTTCTCCCGCGCGCGTCGGGCGCGGGCGTCCTCGATGAGGGTCAGGATCTGCTCGTCGGTCAGGCCGTCGGCGCGCAGATCCGCCACGAGCCGGCGCGTGGTGGCCGGGCGGAACTTGCTGGGAACCGGGTCGAGGGGGTTGCGAACTACCCCCGCCCGGGTGGTGCGTCGGACGTAGACCTGGTCGATCAGGCGCTCGGCGTACTCGCGCTGGCGCCGCGTGGCCGTGACGGACTCCCCGGTGTCCTCGTCGGTGATCGTCTTTCGGCTCGGCAGGATGCCCCGCCTGGTCATCTGCTTGTCGATGATGTCGATCCCGGAGCCGGCGCTCGCGAGGCCCTTCCAGAGGGGCTTGATGTCCATGTCCCTGACGGCCAGCGCCGCGCCCTTGCCGACCTTCCAGCCGACCTCGAGGTGCGGGGGCTTAAAGGTGTCGGTGAAGAAGTCGGCCTTCGGGTCGTTCATCCGGGCGATCGCGTACCGGAAGGACCCGGCGAGGCCGAGCGCGCCCGTCTCCGTCAGGAAGCCGAGCAGCCCGTCCCAGAAGCCCTCGTCCTCGTCCTCGCGGTCCTTCAGCCAGTTCTTGATCGCGGCCATCGCCGCGGCGGTCGGGGCGCCGGCGAGGATCAGGGTCGCGAGCGGCCGCACGTTTCCGGCCTTGGCCTCGTTCACGGTGTACTTGGTGGTGTCGTACATCTTGCGGACGAAGGTCGAGTAGGCGAAGGCCATGCGCCAGAGCGGGTGCGCGACCCACCGCGGCCGCGATCCGGGGGACTCGTTCATCGCGTTGACCAGCTCGAGCTGCTTGCCGATCGCCCGGCTCATGTCCTTGTCGGACGGCCCCTCGAGGACCATGCGCTCGACGTCGGCCTCGGAGAACTTCAGCTCCTCCTGCAGGTAGCGGCGGGCCGCCCCGGCATCCTTACCCCAGCGCCGCTCCCAGACGGAGTCCTTGTCCTGGCGGATCGCGTCGAGCATCAGGTCGAGGTTGCGCCGCTGCATCGCGACGGCGACCGCGAGGTTGATCCGGCGGTTGGCCGCGACGAAACCGGTCGCCCGGAGCAGGGTGCCGGCGCCCTTGGCCGCGCGCCCGGAGAGCGTCTCGGTGTCGGCCAGCTCCTGCAGCAAGTCGCCCTCGAGGTCGACCAGGGCGTGCAGTTCGGCGAGGTCGGGGTTCTTCAGGCTGGTCGTGTACGCCTCGGCGAAGGCGCGCGCGGTGTCCCCGAAGCCCATCCGCACCGACTGCGGGAGGTGCCCGCCGACGACGTTGCCGATCACGGCGCCGGAAAGCGAGAGGCTGGCGACGATGGAGTCGACGACCTTCCAGAGCCCGTGAGTCATCTCGTCGAGCTGCTGGTCGGCGCGGGCGTCCTTGCCCTCGAGGCGGTTCCAGATGCGGGACAGGGCGTCCTTCGCCTCGTCGAACTTCATGCCCCCGCTGGCGATCAGGCCGGCGGCGGTCTGGTCCAGGTAGTCGCTCGAGGCCTCGTCGCCGCCGAACTCCTCGACAGTCGAGAGCCGGCGCGCGGCCGAGCGGACGTGCGCGAACAGCAACGTCGGGTCCGTCTCGAGGATCGGGACGACGGTCCCGTCGGGGAGGGTGACCTCCCAGGGCAGCTCGGCGATGCGGGCGTAGTCGATCGACCCGTACTTGCTCTGGCGCAGCGGGTCCTGGCGGATCCCCTCGAGGACGTGAATGTCGATCCCGGCGACCTCGGCGGCCTCGCGCAAGGCCTCCCACTCGGGGCCGGCCTTCTTCTCGAGGGCGGTGCGCCCCTCGTCGGTCAGCCGGTGCGGGACGTAGTTGTCGGGGTCCCGGCCGGCGAAGGACTCGATGAGCTGTCCGGCCTCGGCGGCGACCGTGTCGTTGACGTCGCGCCACGCCTCGGCGAAGGACTGCACGGCCTCGGAGGGCCACGACTGCCCGACCCCGCCCTCCTCGTAGGCGCGGACGAAGTGTCGGGTGACGTACTTGCGGTCGGCGCGGTTGAGGGCCTGGTAGGCCACGGTCAGCGGGCGCATCCAGGTGGCGGCCCGGCGGTGGCTCTCGGCCCAGGTGCGCTCGACCCGCTGCAGGATCTCGGCACCCTCGGGGATGCCCGAAAGGATGTCCTCGGGGGGCTTGCCGCCGGCCGGCCAGTACTTGATCGCGTTCTCCACGAACCGGGCGACCGTGACCCCTCTCTTGCCGAAGGCGCGGCGGATCCGGTCGGTGACCGCGGGGGCCTCGGCTCCGTCCTCGGAGGAGAACGGCCGGGCACCGGGGCGGGCCGACGGGAGGGACGTCTTGACCGGAGGCTCGGTCCCGTTGACATCCTTGGCGGGAGGAGCGATATTCTTTCCGGGAGCGGCAACGCTCCCCGAGCGGCCCTCGGGGGACCCGGCACTTGGTTTGTCGGCAGCAAAACCCCTGAGGGCCTTCCTCGTTTTGTACTCCTCGATGTTCGGGAACAGGTCGAAGAACTTGTTCTGGAATTTGTCCTCACCGATCAGGACCCGCACACGGTAGTCCCTGCCCTCCAGGGTCACGTCAGCATCGATCGGATGGAACCTCACGATTCCATCGTTGCGCTTGTGCTCCAGCTCTCGGGGCCCTTGGTATTCGCCTTGCTCGATGATCTGCCTGAGAGCCACAACCATCTTCATCTTGGCCGGATCAGCGCCGAAGTGCGCGAACTCCTTCATGCCCATCCGGGTGAAAAGGATGTCATCGAGGTCATCTCTGTGGGCAGGCCCCTGGCGCTGCAGGTTCAGCCGATACCAGTCCACGGCAGCCTTGCGGAGAGCGTGCATGTCGTCCCCGAAATTCCCGAGTTCGTCCCCTGACAGGTCAAGAACCGGACGAAACTGGTGGCCCGACGGCACCGAGAACTTCCCCGCTACAGCTTCAGTTTCTGAAGCGACGGCCCCGCCCCGCACCTTCCCGAAGATCCGCCTGACCGTCTGCGTCTCCCTGGCGAGCGGCCGCTCCTTCGCCAGCTCCTGCTCGCGCGCCGCGATCGCCTCGACGGTCCCGACCGTCCCGGCCTCCATCTTCCCGACGAACTCGTCGACGAACTCCGGGTCGACCGTCTGGTCCCCGGTGAAACCGCCGCGGTCGACGAACTGCTGCAGGTACTCGGTCATCCGCCCACGGTCGATCAGGCTGGCGTCCACCGGGCGCTGCGGGGAGTCGGTGCGGGCGTAGTCCTTCAGGAGCTTGGCGTAGCCGGGGTGCCCCCGGTAGCGGTCGACACGGGGGATGATCCCGTTCTTGTCGCAGAAGGCCAGGTAGGCGCGAACGGCCTTCGCCTCGTCGTTGCCCGCGCGCCGCAGGAAGCCGGTGTACCAGAGCGCCGACCCGTGGACGTCCTTCGGGCTCTGGCCGGGGTGCCCCTTCGGGTCGGCCCACTCCTCGCGCTGGCCGTCGGCGAGCTCCTCGAGGTCGAGGGCCGAGTAGCGCCGCTCCCCCTCGAAGCCCCAGTTGGCCGCGTGGTGCGGGATGACGTAGTCGATCCAGTCCTGCTTCAGCGCCCAGTCGAGCTGCTCGCGGTTCTTCGCGACGAAGATCGTCCCGGCGTCGGGGTACTCCTTGCGGAGCCGCTTCGCCAGGTCCCAGTCCATCCCGTTGAAGGTGTCGGCCTTGAAGCCCTTGCGGCCGTCGGCGGCGACCGAGAGGTTGATCTTCAGGCCGGTGCGGCCGTAGATCAGCGCGGTGAAGGCGTCCTTGCTGTACCCGTGCATCGCGAGGCCCTTGACCATCGCGTCGGCCAGCGCCTGGTTCAGGTCCATGATCTGGGTCGGGTCCAGGTCGGTCGCCGAGAAGGCGCGCAGCCCGGCGCGGGAGTTGAACTCATCGACCAGTTCCTTGGACCAGCGCAGGAGCTGGTGGCCGTACGTGCCGTTGGGCAGGATCAGCGTCCCCTTGGCGCCGAGGGCGTACTTCTCGAACATGTCGAGCAGCGCCTGGCCCTTCGCCCCGTGCTGCTCGAGGAACTCGCGGGTACGGGCGGCCGAGCTGACCGCCGTCTGGAAGTCCTGTTTCGAGATGCCCAGGTCCTTGAGCGAACGGTTGCGGGCCGGGAGCAGCGAGCGCAGGGTGTTCAGCCGGCCCTTGGGGATGTCGGTCGCCTCGGCCTCGAGGAAGAGCTTCTCGAGGTAGCGGCGCATCCGGCGCCCGGCCTCGACGTAGCAGAAGGTGCAGAAGCTGATGTCGCCCTTGGCCCGCATTTCCTGCGCGAGCGAGATCATCTCGTCCGGGGAGAGCAGATGCCCGACCCGCTCCTGGATCGAGCTGATCGTCGCATAGTACCGCTGGGTGCGCCGGCAGAGCCTGTTGATGTCGAGGGTCCGGTAGAAGTCGGCGTTGCCCTTGAGGGGGTTGCCCTTGGCCCCGCGGGCCCCGCGCCCCGGGAGGATCGCCGGATGTCGCTCAAACATCTGCGCCGCGGCCTCGAGGGTGCCCAGCACGTTGTCGACGACCTCGTCGCCGTAGCCGGCGCGGACGGCCTCCTCGCGCAGGCGGCGCGACCAGGCGGGCTGCCGGTAGGTGTCGAGGGAGAACTTGGCGCTGATCTCGCCGCCGCCGAATTCGCTCGGCTGGGAGCCCGTCCTCCGGTTCGACTCGCGCTCCCGGCGCTCGGCCGCCACCCGGGCCTCGGCGATCATCGCCCGGCGGGGACCGTAGGACTCCTCCTCGAGCTGGCGCAGCTCCGACGAACTGCTGGGCAGCGAGAGCTTCGGCTCGGCCGGGCCGGTCACGCGGGTCAGGGCGTTGACGTCGGCGCGGGTGGAGTTCTCGGAACCGCGCTGGCGGGCCGGGACGACGCGGACGTAGCCGGGGCCCTCCTTCTTGACGACGCGCATCGGCTCGTCGAAGGAGTTGTGGTTGACGATCTCGCCGACGTTGAACACCGCCCCGCCAGCATCGGTCTTCTTGCCCTTGCCGAAGGCCCGGCGCTTCTTCATCTCCTCGCGGCCGATCGCGGCTTCGGGCGGCTCGGGGGAGTTCTGGGGCTTCTTCTTGCGGTAGACCCGCTTGCCGGTCGGGTCCGGCTCCCAGCCTTCGGGGACGACCCCAGCGCCGCCGCCTTCCCAGCCGCGGCGGTCGCTGGCCTCCGCCGGGGACGGGGCGGGTGCCGGCGCGGTTTCCGCGGCGCTGCTGGCCTGTCCGCTGGCGATCTCCCCCGGGGCCATACCCTCGGCAGGGGGAGGGGCGGAAGTCGCGTCCTGGGCCGCTACGCTCGGCACGGTAGGGGTGCTGGCGGCCTTCCCGCGGCGGGCCTCGGCGGCGATCGCATCGCGCAGGACGACCTCGGAGAGCGTCCATGGCTGGTCGATCTTCAGGCGCAGCGCCCGGCGCCAGAGCTCCTGCTTCTCGGGGCTGGCCTTGGCGAGCTCGACCAAGGGGATGTCGTCAAGAGGCTGCGGCGGGGTGAAGGGCTTCCCGAAGCGGGTGAGGCCGCGGCGGCCCCGGGGCTCCGCGGGGGAGGCGGCGACGGCCGCGGCCGGGGCGGCCTGCGCCGCGTTGGATTTCCACTTCTGGTACTGGTCGGAACCGGCGGCGCGCACGCCGGACTCCTGCATGGCCGGGAGCTGGGAGAGGGCCGCGACCAGGCGCTGGCGCACGACGGTCTTCGCCTGGTGCCCGGCAGCATGGTTCTCGGAGATGATCGCCGCGGCGACCCGCCCCCACTGCTCGGTGGTGCCCCGCCGCGGGTCGGGAGCCTGGGCGCCCGGGAGGCCGATGCTCGCGGCGATCCGGGCGATCTTCTCCTTCGTGCGCTCCCAGCGGGTCGGGTCGGCCTCGGCGACCGTGGCGGCCCACCGGGCTGCGCGCTTGCTGGCAGTCTTCGGATCCAGCCCGGCGACCTGTCCGACCTCGCCCCGCACGTCCTGCACGAGCTCGTCGAACTCGATGGCCGGGGTAGCCTCGGGGAGTCCCGCGGCCGCCCGGTCGACCTCGAGCTGGAAGGCGCGGCCGGCGTACTCGTCCTCGGGCATGGCCTGGGCGATGGCCTCGCGCGTCTCCCCCGTCTGGGTCGCGATTCCGGGCCGGGCGTCAAGGCCGTGCCCAGCCTCGTGCGCCGCCTTGAAGAGCTGCTCGGCGCCCTTGAGGTTGGACGGGAGGAAGAACGTCGTCGGGCCGCCGCTGACCGCCGCGGCGGGGCGCCCGTCGGTGACGTCGAAGAAGTGGACGTTGAAGCCGCGCTCGGCGTACTGCTGCTGGACCGTCTTCTGGTCCTTGGTCAGGTTGGCCGGCGGGGTCAGGACGACCGTATCGGGCGCGAGGCCGGTCTGCTCGAGCTGGCCCTGCAGGAAGGACAGGAGGCTGGCGGGGTCCTTCTGCGTGACGGCCGGGCCGGGTGTGGCGGCCGGCGCCTGGTCGCGCGCGGCCGCGGCGCGGTCGGCGTAGGTGATGGTTTTCGCCACCAGGTCCTCGGGGGAGCTGACCTGCGCGCGCGGGTCCGTCTCGTCGCGGCCCTGCTGGTCGAGAGGGATCGGGAGCCCCTTGTCGATGCGGTTGCCCCAATCGGAATCGAGCAGAGCAGCTTCGGTTTTCAGGCCAAGTTGCCGCAGTTCGCCGACGACCTGGTCCTTCATCGCGGCACGGGTGCGCCGATCGACGTCCGGGCTGGACAACACTTCCCGAGCATGGTTGGCGCCCTTGACGCCGAGCGCCGCGGCCAGCGTTCCGTAGATTCCCGAGACTCCCCCGGCAACCTGCGCGGTCTTCGCGAGTTCCGCCCCGAGCGTCATCGGGGCTCCCGTCTTCGAGTCCGTATCTTCCTGAATGCCGAACACCTTACGCGCCCCGAACTGGGTCGCCGTGTTTCCGAGCTCGGTCCCCGTCTCCATGAGGAACGACTTCACGAAGTCTTTGGTCAGGTTCCCCTTAAGCACATCCTTGAAGGCCATCGCACTGATCGACCCGGCCCTGCGTTTGGCCGTGGCCTCCGCGATCGCCTTGGCGGCCGACTTGGTCACGCCTCGCCCCAGCGGCCCCAGTAGGGCCATGTCGCTGATGTACTCCCAGGCCCCTTCGCTGATCCCCTCGATGCCGGCCTCGACCCGGGCGGCTGTGTCATTCAGGCCCTCGCGCTTGGCCTTGCCAAGGGCGTCACTGTACTGAGCGCCGGCAAAGAGCCCCACCGTCGGGATCGCCGCGACCGTTGCCGGGACGCCAACAGCAGCCAGCGCCACCGGGAGCGCGGCGGATGCCGCGGCCGACTGGACGATCTCACCGGCCAACGGATGATTGACTTCGTCCTGCAGGGGCGTGAACAACCTGCTCTTGCGGGCGCGCTCGTTCATCGCTTGGGCGCGGGTGTAGCGGTTCTGACGGTTGGGATCCGCCATCTGATCGGGCGTAACGCTGGAGTCCAAAGCCTCGGCAGTCTTCGCGATCATGTCGTTGACGTCGAGGAGTGCGCGGCCGACGGGCCGCAACTGCGCGGCGCCGGGGATCGCGTTGATCAGTTGCGCCTCGGGCGTCAGGTGGTAGGGGATGTCCGTACCAACCTCGTGCTGCGGGTCGAGGACCATCTGGTAGTCGGGACTGGTGGGATCAGTCCGCGGGTTCGGCTGGTGGGAAGGAACAACCTGGTCGACGATCGGCGCGACGGCGCGCATCCCAACCGCCTTCAGGGACTGGGACCAGGCGGCATCGAAGGCGTCAGCCGCCGGAGCAGTCACGGCGGGAGACGAGGGTCCGGCCGCCTGCGCCGTATCGTACCCGGTCGAACGCCGTGCCGATTCCCAGAGTTCGTCGAAGGCGTCGGCCATCTACTTGACCTTGAACTGCTCGCCCTGCTGCTGCCACAAGGCGTACTCGGCCTTGCGCTTGGCGATCTCGTCCAGTTCGGCCTTGTACCCGGCAAGCTGTTCAGCCCACGGGCTCTTGGGGTCTGCCTTCGCCTTTGGAGCCACCGAGTTGACCAACGTCCGCAACTGGACGAGGCGGGCATCGTCGGCTTTGTCCCGAGCGATCAGCGGCGCCCCGGCCGCCTTCCACTGCTGCAGCGCCGTGGACTTGTCGGCACGCGCGGTCGCTGCGTCGTTCGTCGCCGTCGTAGCGGCAGGGACAGTCCCGAGCGCCGTGTTCTGGCGGGCAGCCGCCGCGGCGTTGTTCGCCGTCGTCGCGGCCGGGACGGTCGTGAGTGACTTGTCCTGGCGCTTCGCCGCGGCGTCGGCCGCGATCAGCGAACGCAGCACGCCAGGGTCGACGCTCGTCAAATCGGAGGCATCAACCTTGCTCGGGTCCATTCCTGCCGCTACCAACCTGTCGTAGTAGGCCTTGGTGTCCGACCTGGTCTGATCTTTCAACTCGGTCGTGGCGGTGCGGGCGCCGGCGTTGGCCTCGCGCGCGCCGATGAGCGCCTGCGCGGCCTGGCTGGCGAGGTAGTCCTTGCCCGCCGCGATGAATCCACGGTCGGTGACGTCGGGAACCTGCTCTCTGCTCTGGTCGAGGTACGGCGTTCCCGGCAGGTCGAGCGGAGAGGCATCGCTCGACGGCGGCGCCACAAGGTTCGGATCGACCGAGCGGTCGTCGTAGACCGGATGGGGCTCCAGCCCGAGTGCTGACATGAAGCCGGGGACGGGGCGAGGTGCGGCCAGCTTCCGGCGCGCGGCATCGGCCTGCGTCGTCTCGGCCGCGATCGCGGCGGCCTTGGCCGCCTCGTCTTCGGCTTTCGCCGCCTCGTCCGCGCGCTGGCCCGCCTGCGCCCTACCCTCGGCCCGGATCGCCGCCGCCTCCCGACGAGCCTCGGCATCGAGCGCCTCCCGCTGCTGCATCCGGTGCTGGGCGATCGCCGAGAGAAACCCGGTGTCGGTCGCGGGGAACTGCTTGAGCGCCGCCTGCGGGTTGGCCCCGGACTCGATCGCAGCGATGAAGCCGCGGGTGTGCTCCTGGGTCACCTCCTCGCGCCGCCGCGCCATGAGGCCCTCGGCGAGAGCCGCCGCCGGGGCGACGCCGGTGCCGGCGCCCATGCCGCGCAGCGCCTGGCCCATGACGACCAGGCCGTCGCCGGAGGGGTCCCCGAGCGGGCTGTTCTGGATCGCTTCGACGAATCCCATGATCGCGCTCCTAGACGTAGCTGTCGCTGAAGTCGCCGGTCTGCTTCTTGCCGACGACCGGGTCCGTGCCGCCGCCGGTCAGCTTCGAGAACCAGTCGGGGGTGCCGCCGCCGGCGCCGTCCTTCTGTGTGTACTTCTTCCAGAGCCCGCCGGCCATGAGCACGTCGCCGGCCGTCTCGAGGGCGCTCGGCTTGGGCCCGCTCTGGGTCGTCGTCGAGGATCCCGGCCCGTGCGCGTACATCGTCACGACCGCCCCGCTCTTCAGCCGGACGCGCACCGGGGTCGACGTGCGCTTCGTCTCGGTTTCGCTCTTCGAAGACCCGCCACCACTGAGGCCGCCGGCGAGGCCGCCGAGAACGCCCCCGATCGCAGCACCCCAGGGCCCGAAGGATGCGCCCGCCCCAGCGCCGCCGGCCGCGCCTCCGAAGATATTGCTGAAATTCCAGCTCATGTTCGTGTCCTCCTACTGCGTCGAGAAGTCCATGCCGGCGAAGTTCGGGTTGTAGCTGCTGCTGCGGCTCGAGCGGGTCTGGCCCCAGAGGTCGCCCATCAGGGCGCCGAAGCCCTGGTTCGCGCTGACTCGGTCCTTCAGGTTCTGGAGCAGGCTGTTCGCCGCCCAGGTGTTGCTCTCGGTCTGCTGCCGGCCGGCGCCGGCCGCGAGCTGCGACCCGATGCGGCCCATGAAGTTGCCCATCATCGACGAGCCCGCGGTGCCGCGGCCGAGCGCGCCGGCCATGGCGCTATTGACGACGTCCCGGGTCGGCGTGTTGATGTCCCGCTGGTACTGCAGGTTGAGGTTCTTCCTCTGCTGCTCGATCGTCTCCGGCGCGTTGTTCAGGTCGCGCACCGACTTGGAGATCCCGGCGAAGGCCTCCGGCGCGTACTTCTTGGTCGTCTTGCGGATCCCCTCGGTCGCCCAGCTGGGGAGGCCCGACCAGCTCTCGCTCGTGCTGGCGAGGTCGTTCGCGTCGATCGACTGGGGCCCGCCCGGCTGGCCGCCGCCGTTGACGTACTCCTGGTACGCGCTGCGCCGCTGCGTCAGGTCGCCCCAGGTGCGGCCCTCGTCGTAGACCCAGGTCCCGGTCTTCGGGTCGTAGCGCTCCCAGCCGGCGGCGCCCGTCTGCGATCCGCCGACGTTCCACTGGCCGGTCGCCGGGTTGTACTGCTGGTACCCGGATCCGCGCCGGTAGAAGATCGGGCCCAGCGGGCCGTTGTTCTTCCGCTCGTCGTACTTGAAATTCGGGTCGTCCCAGTAAGCCATCGTCGTGACCTCCTATGCCGGGCCGAGGTAGCGGCCCCAGAGCTGGCAGCCGGCGGGCAGCGTGTGAAAGTGCGGCTCGTTGACGTCGGGATCCAGGATGACCGAGGCCTTCACCAGGTCACCGACCTGCGCGTAGAAGAGCGTCCCCCGGATGTCGGCGCTGATTTCCTTGAGCCCGCTCCCCCGGCGCTCGACCCGCCGGTCCTCGGCGTTGAGCGTCGTGCCCGTGTAGTGGCGCAGGTACAGGTAGGTCGTGTGGTGCTCGGTGTCGATGTGCGTCCCGGTCCCGTTGTCGATCATGAACCGCACGTTGACCTCCCAGACCCCGGCGCGGTTCAGGACCAGAACCCCGTCGGCCTCCGGCATCAACTGCTCGTCGCCGCGCACCAGGTCGGTCGCCGGCGTGAACTTGAGCACCGTCGGTTCGTCGGCCGGGACCTGCTGCGGGATCTCCTGCGCGACGGTCTGCTTGTAGTGGAACAGCCCCGGGATCTTCGCCGGGAACGTCGGCCGCTCGAAGCTCTCGACCCAGGGGAACTTCTGGAGGTCCTTGTCCCAGTAGGCGATGCCGATATAGCGCCGGCCCGAGGCTTCCGCGAGCGACTCCGACTTGCCGAGCTTCCAGGTCGTGCTGGTCGAGCTCTCCCGGTAGGCGAACATGTAGTAGAGCCCAGTCGACTCCGTCACGAAGTTCGCACTTTCCGCGGTCGCGACGTTCTGGAGCAGCACGTCGTCGACCGCGACCGTCGCCGGGGCGAGCGCGCTCGCGACCACCTGGAGCTTCGTCGTCCCCGGGTTGTCCAGGATCATGCGCGCGGTGAAGCCAGCCACGCCCGCGTCGAGCCGTACGCCCGAGCCGAAGTTCCCGTTCGCAGCGACGGCGACCCAGGACTCCTCAGTGTTCTCGCCGCCCGTCCAGTACTTGAGCCCGAAACTCGCGACCCGGGTGTCGAACCAGAGGTCGTTCGCGTTCGGGTTCGACGGCCGGACCGGGCCCGCCTGGAGGCCGCGGCCCTTGGTCAGGTGCTGGTAGACCAGGTCGAACTCGTCGTCGAGCGCCTGGATCGCGGGCGTGACCGCGCCCGTGGAGTAGCTGATCGCGACCCGTTTCTCAAGATTGCTCACTCGAATGCCCTCCCGGTGGTGCTGCAGCGCAGGGCTGCGGAGTTGACTGCGAACGCCCCACGCTCCAAGACGATCTTCAGCGCGAGCGATTCCCCGACGGCGTGGCTGTGGTTGACGATCCGGCCGAAAGGAGAGCTCGTGAAGTAGGTCGTCATCCCGCTCGGGGCGCCCTCGGTCGGCGGCTCCAGGGGGAGCGTCATCGCGCCGGCGAGCATCAGGCCGGAGCCGTCGATCTTGAACGTGCACAGCAGCTGGGGCGCGGCCTCGTTGCGGTTGTTGATGATGTAGATCGAACCCCACCCGGCATGCTGCTGGGTGTAGTCGATGATGACCTGCTTGATCAGCAGCTCCTCGAGCGTCTCCATGCCGTAGGTTGGAGTCATAATCACCGTCTGAAACGGGAGCTCCCAGTCGGTCGCCGAGGTCGGGTCGAGCACGAAGACCATCCCGTCGTTCGACCCGAAGAGCATCGTGCCCTTGGCCTCGGAGTAGCAGGCGCAGGTCGGTGCGATCCGCGGGAAGGTCCAGTAGGTCCAGCGGCGGCTCGAGTAGTGGTAGACCAGGCAGGCACGGCCGGCGTTCGGGAAGACCAGCGCGTAGCCCTCGGCCGGGTTCAGAGCCATGAAGGCGCTCGCGCGCACGGTGCCGTTGATCAGGTCGTGGACCTTGTTGCCGTCCAGGCCGGCGCGGATCTCGTCGTAGCCGTCCGAGGGCTCGTAGACCCCGAGGAAGTCCCGGTCGAGCACGAGCAGCTTGTCGCCAGCGGCGAGGCATGCGCGCGCGGCCGCGGCCGCCTGGGTGTCCGAGTACGGCCGGACCTGCAGATCCCAGGTTTCCGGGTTCGGGTCGGCGACGCGCACCCGGTGGATCTCCCGGTTCTCCCCGTACTTGTGCACCCAGAGCTCGTCGAAGTAGGCGACGATCGCGGTGATGACGTTCCCCTCGAGCTGGCCGAGGTTCCAGTACTGCCCGTAGCCCAGGTCGTCGGAGGCCCAGGCGTAATCGTTTCCCGGGGCGCTGAAGCGCAGCAGGTCCTGCATCCCGGCCCGGGTGTCGCCGCCGGACACCAGGCGGCCGTTGCGGTCGCTCGTGATGATGCCGCCCATCGGTGCACCGTAGGAGTCGATGACGTCCCAGCCGAGTCCATCCCCGCCCCCCTCGAGGCCGCCCCCCTCGAGGTGCCCGCTCGCCGGCGTCAGCGTCACGTTCGAGGCCGTGCCGGCCAGCGGGTAGGAGTTGCCGCCGGCGCCGGTGAGGCGCGCCTCGAGGACGACCGTGCTCAGGTCGCCCTGGTCGATGCTCGCGCGAACGTCCGCGGAATCGGTCACGATCGCGGCGAGCAGGTTCGCGGCGCAGGCCTCGGCGTCGTTTCCGATCGCGACCTCGCCGCTGGTGTAGCGCTCATCCCAGAACGTGAAGAGCCGGTCGCCGATCTGGAGCGTCTCGCCGACCGCCGGCACGCCGGTGAACTCGACGGAGCCGGCGGCCCGGGCCCCGACGACGGGGACGTTGTTGTCCCAGGCAAGTTCGACGCCGTTCCAGGTCTGCAGGTACACGCCGGCGACGGCGACGACCAGGCGCCCGTTGAACGTTCGGAACGTCGGAGGCGTGACCCCGCCGAGGCTCGCGCTGATGAGCTGGGGCACGTTCTCGTCGTCGAGGTAGTAGAGCTCCTGCGCGTTGCCGTTCAGGCAGGAGACGACCGTGTAGGACTTCGTCGGGGACTGGTAGGCATAGACTCCGGTCACGGCCCCGGGAAGCGCCGAGGCGAGCAGCGGCGTGAGGCCGGGCCTGGTCGTCGGGGTCGACACCTCCCGTGGGTAGTAGCAGTTCTGGAGCAGGCGCGCGGCGCCCTCGGGGATCATGTTTGGCGCGACGCCGCGCTCGATGCCGCCACCGAAGGTCACCGGGATGATCCGGTCGCCCTTCTTGGACTGGCTCGCCGACTGGTCGCCGGAGTCCCCGGGCCCGGGCCTGTAGGAGAACGGGCTGCGCCCGGGGGGCCGCGTCGAGCTCATTTCCATCCCCCGATCTTCCGGCGCCGCTCGCGGGCCGCCTGCTGGTTCAGCGTCTGCGCCGTCGTGTACAGAAGCACCGAGTAGGCGCGCGACCCGGGCGTCGTGCTCGTCCCGGTGAAGAGCACCGCGGCGCCCCGCATCAGCTCGGGCGGGATCGTCGCCCGGCAGGCCCCGGTGGCCGCGTCGGCGAGCGCCGGGGCGCGGCGCAGCGCGAACGGCCGTCCGTCGACCAGGACGCGGCCGGCGAGGCCCTCCGGGGAGAGCACGTCCTGGCCGTCCTCGCCGACGATCTTGAAGTCGACGGTGAAGGCCTTGCCGCGGATCGGCGGGTAGACGCTCGGGGTGCGCTGGCTCATCCGGCCCCCAGCTCGATGACCGGCCGGAAGGGGATCCGCAGCTTGTTGCCGCCGCCAATCTTGGCCGTCGTGATCTCGAGGTACACCTGGGTGACGCGGGTCGTCACGCCCGACATGCGTTTGCACGCGAGCTTGACCATGATCAGCTCGAAGTGTCCGGGCGTCCACCCGCCCGGCGGCGCGGCGATGTCGGCCAGCACGTCAGCCCAGCCCTCGTCGTAGGTCGTGATGAACTGGGTCTGACCCTCGTATTCGCCGAAGTACGACTCGAGGATGACCTCGGCGTTCTGTCCCGGCGGGAAGGGCACGGACCCCACCCCCCGAAAACGGAAGTGCAGCTGGACCGTCTTCGGGTACTCCTCCATGACACCGGAGAGCAGATACCGATCGTTCTGATACCCGAGCTCGGCGGCCTCGACGTAGGTCCCGTCGTCATCAGCCTCCCCGACCGGGTCGTCGACCATCATCCAGTTGTCGAGCGGGTCCCCGGCCGACGACGCGGCCAGGGGCGCGTCCGACTCGAGGCAGCCGATCGGATAGAACTGCGCGGTGCCCATCTACCGAGGCCTGATCCCCGACCAGATCGACGGGTTGGAGACGCGCACCTGGCGGTGCCGGAGCCCGAGCAGGCCGATCGCCTCGGCCTCCGCGCGCGCGCGCCAGAGGGCCCGGGCCTCGACCGTGAACTCCAGGCCCTCGCGCAGGTAGAGCTCCGTCGTCCGCTGGAGCAGCGGATCGAGCAGGCCGAGCCAGGGCATGCGCGTCTTGCCCAGGTCGACCTCGGGCCCGTAGAACGGCGGGAGTGGCAGGTAGCGGGCGTCGATGAAGGTGCCGGCCGGGAGCACCCGCTCGAAGCGGATGAACTGGCCCTCTTCCGTCGTGACCAGGCAGAAGGCCGTCGGGTCGGCCGTCCCGGTCGGCGTGACCTTGATGGCATGCGGACCCATGTGGCGCAGGAAGCGGCCGCGCTCGAAGTTCGTGAGTGCCGTCCGCGGAATGCGCGGCTGTACCGTCTCGGGCACGAAGGCCCGGAAGTCACCTGGGAGCGCGTAGTCCTGGTGTACCCCGTCGCCGACGATCGTCAGCGAGCGCTGCGCGACCTCGGCCCCGATGTTCACGAGGACGTCGGCGACCTCCTGTGCCGCGCGGTTGAAGGCGCCGCGCATGACGTCGGCCGTGTAGGCGTTGTGGTTCGGGTCGCGCAGGTCGATCCAAATCTGGTTGAGCACGGCCTCGATGTACCGCGCCCCGCCGGCGTCCCCCGGGCCGGCGACGGCCGCGGCGCCCGTGGCGATCGCGATCTGCAGCTGGGTGCGCAGCGCCTGGATGCTGGCGTCCGAGGCGAGGCCAGCGGCCAGCAGAGGCGCGGCGTCGACCGTGATCTCCGGGGCCGCGATGCTCGAGATCGAAGCGTCGAGCCTGGTGAGGTTGTCCAGCAGCAGCCCGCGCTCCGCGGTGAGCCGCGCCTCGAGCGTCGCCACCTTGTCGTAGGTGTTGTCGAGCCCCTTCGTCTGGTCCTGGCGCGCGAGCTTGGTCGACCCCTCGATCTCCGAGAGCAGCAGCGGCGGGCGCACCAGCGGGCCGTTGGTGATCAGCATGTTCTGGTTGTTCAGCGGCGTGCCGTCGTTCAGGAAGAAGCAGCAGCAGCCACCGTGGCACGGGCTGAGGTCGGCGGTCCAGTTGGTGGTCACCAGGTGCACCGTCGGCGTGCCGGTGTTGTCGGGGTTCTGGTCGAAGTAGACCATGGCCCCGTTCACGGTCACGGGCTGTGCCGCCTTCTCGTGCCCCTCGGGGTAGAGCTCCGGCGTCCAGCCGTTCGCGTCCAGGCGGCCGAGCTTCTTCTCCGGGTACATCGTCGTGCCGCCGGAAATGAACTGGCTGCCCCAGCCCAGGTCGGTGAAGTCCGTTCCCCAGCCGACCGTGGACGCGACGATGTCGATCCACCAGCCCTCGAGCGGGGTCACGGGCTGGCCCGCCTCGTCGTGCCAGGCGACCGTGGTGCCGGCCAAGACCGTGCCGATGATCCCCTTGAGATCCTTCGCGAGCAGGTAGCGGAAACGGTGGTCGGTCTTCTCGAGGTGAATCGCGAGCCAGTCGCGCACGTCGGTCGACGTCGCCGGCGCGGTCGTGAGCTCCCGCGTCACCGCGCTCCAGACCGCGTCGAGAGCGTTGGCCGCGAAGGTCGCCGCGGAGATCGCTGCGTTCGCGATCGACGCGACCTTGACGCCGGCCGTCGTCAGGACGTTGTAGAGCGCCTGGAGCCCGTAGGTCGCATTCTGGAGCACGCTCTTGATCGTGCTGACGTTGTCGAGCCCGTCATGCAGGTCGTGCAGCTGGTCCAGGTTCGTCGCGCGCGTCGCGGTGAGCCGGCCGACCAGGGTGTCGACCTCGGCGTCCAGGTCGCCGATCGGCAGCGGAACCGTCGCCATCTCGGTCGCGAGCAGGTCGTAGGTCGTGTCGTTGCCTGGGTTCGTCTCCCAGTTCGGTTCGACCGTCGCCACCTTCGTCGATCCCGTGTAGCCGGTGACGACGCGGGCCTGGTTGTTCGCGCCGCCCGTCCCGCCGCCGCCGGTCCCGCCGGTCGTCCGCACGATGCAGCCGGTGTAGGCGCCGTCGACGGCGCTCGCCCCGGACGCCAGCGTGATCGACCCGGCGGCCCCGGCCTGGGCGGTGCCCTGGGCGATGATCGGGAGCACCCGCGGCGTGAGCAGCGCGAGCGTCGCCTTCGGCCCGCTCGCCACCTTCGCCGCGACGCCGACGACCGAGGCGTCCAGCTCGGCCCCGGTGAGCGTCAGGTAGCCCATGCCGTTCGACCCGCTGATCGTGGTGACCTCTTCGGCGCAGTCGGCGAACGCGCCGCCGTCCTTGCTCACCTCGGTGTCCGGGGTCGTCGGGTCGGTCGGGTCGCCGTCGGCGTCCAGGTACGGGACCAGGATGGTGTAGCGTGCCTTCTTGACCGGGAACGGCAGGGCCGCGTGACTCGCATGGTTCGCCATCAGATCACCTGAATCCCTTTCGCCCCGTAGGGTGCGCGCGCGCGGCGGGCCCCGGCCGGGTAGCCGTCGGCAACGATGTTGCCCGCCTCGAAGTCGTCCATGTCCTGGGAGTACGGAGCCAGGCCCGCCTTGGTCCCGTCGAGGAAGTAGGTGGCGTCGGTGTACGAAAAGACCTGCGTGCCCTTGACGAATCCCTTCAGGTTGTAGCCCTCGGCCGTCATCTTGACGGTGTCGCCGATCCCGTGCGCCAGGTGGCCCGCCGGATAGCCCAGGTCGTGGAAGGTCCCGGCCGTGAACGCATAGACCTGGCTGCCAGAGCCACCGACGCCGAACCAGGCCATGTAGCAGTAGTGCGGGGGCCCGACCGTGCCGCGGCACGCGAGCCCGCTGTAGGATCCCGTGCTAGCCGCCTTCGCCTTGACGTACTGCGCGGCGTTCAGCGTGCCCGCGTTGTAGAGGGCGATCTGGTTCCCGGTCGCCGCGTTGCGCGCCTGCCCGGGATCGACGACCCGGATGCCTGACCCGCACACCGCGGTCCAAGGCGCCGGCGCCGGGTTCGCCGCGCCGCCGCTGAACGAGTCGGTGACGACCGACTGCTCTGCCATCAGAACGTCTCCTCGCCGAGCGCGAGCGCCGGCCAGGTCCGCGCGCCGAGCGCCCAGGCGAGCACCTGGCGCACCGTGGTCCCGGAGACGATCCAGGACGTGTCGAGGCCCTGGGCCGTCAGCCAGCTCTTGGCCCCGTTGCGCACCGTCGCCGAGAGCGAACCCACCGTCGCGTCAAGGTTCGACGCGAGCAGTGCCAGCGCGTTTGTCCCGTTCGTCCCGCCGATCGACTGTGAGAACAGGTAGGCGCGCACGAGTCGGCGCACCAGGTCGCGCCCCGTGGTGGCGGCCATTGCCCAGTCGGTGTCGACGCCGCGGGCCTCGAGTGCCGCGCGCAGCTGCGTCGCGTAGCTCGTGCCGAAGCTGACCAGGGGCACGTCCAGGTTCGCCCGGATCTGCTCGAGCGTGGCGCTGACGACGGGGAACAGGCGCACGACGCGGGGGTCGGCCTGGATCGCCGTGTGCACGGCGTCGGGCGCCTCGAGGAACGTGATCGACGTCATGCGCGAGTGGTTGCGGATCTCGCTGTACTGGAGCACGCCCGGCCACCGGCGAAAGATCGACCGGAAAGCCGTCTCCGGCGTCAGGCCGTCGCCCTCGCGCGGGGCCAGGTACATGTTCCAGCCCATGGTCTACCCCTGGGGACCCGGGACCGGATCCGGGACCGTCTCGGCCTCGAGGGCGCGCAGCCGGTCGAGCTCCGCGCGCATGGCCGTCCAGTCGCCGCGCGCCGCGATCGGGATGTAGCCCACCCCGACCCACGAATCGGCGAGCTGCAGCAGCTTGTCGATCAGCACGCTCGCGGCGTCGCGCGTCGGCGTCGTCATACGGGCGCGCACCCGGGGAAGACTAGGAGCTTGTCGTCGGCCGGGGGCGACTCGGTCATCTCGTCCTTGAAGGCGAGCAGCTCCATCGTGATCAGTTTGACGATCCCGGCCTCCCACTCCTCGACGAGATTCCCCTCCTCGACGATGCGCGTCTCCTTCCAGCGCTCGCCGATCTCGAGCAGCCGCATCAGAACGGCCGCGGCCTCGGGGGGGATCAGCATCGGGGTGCTCACCCGCGGATCCCCCGCGCCGCGTTCTGCGGAGGGGCGCCCAGGTCCTCGAGGATCTCGATGCTGAACCGCTTGCGCTCCTTGACCAGGTACATCTCGGAGCCGCGGTAGACGATCTCGGCGGTCGGGTTGCTCCGCATCACCGCCTCTTCGTTGCGGTACAGCGGCGAACCCGGGGCGATCCGCTGGGTCGTGCGCTGGGTCGTGTGCTTCTGCAGCATCCGGATCGCCGCCAGCGGAAGGACGCAGACGACCCCGGTGCGCACCGTCTCCTTCCACTCGAAGCCCTGGGTGTAGATCGCCACGGGGATCGAGTTCACCGCCTCCGGGTCGAGCAGGTCGATGACCCGCACCTTGAACCACTTGCCCAGCCGCACGATCTTCTGCTCGCCCGGGATGCCGCCGCCGGTGATCTTCGGCAGCTCGGGCAGGTTGGCGTCTTCGTCGCTCGCCGCGGTGCGGGGCGCCGGCGCGGGAGAGATGCTGGTGGCGGGCGGCGCCTGAGCGGGCGCGTCCGTCTTCTCGGGGGTGATCCTGGCGGCCATGTATTCCCTCCTGTTGTCGTTCGAGGGCCGCCGGCCGAGGGTTCCCGGCCGGCGGCTGCTCGCGTGCGTGTTAGCGGAAAGCCATGCCCCAGACGTCGCCGTCGTTCACCTGGCAGTCGACCCCGACGATGATCGACCCGGCCGTCACCGTGATGCCGTCGGTCGTGTCGTAGATCGCGGTCGCCACCGGCGCCGTCGCGGAGGTGAAGTCGTAGACCATGGCGCTCGCGGCCGGCATGCCGCTGTGCCACTCGCAGATGTTCGACCCCGAGGCGTTGTAGTCGTCGACGACGCGCACGAACGTCGCCAGGAATCCCGCGGGCAGCGTGAAGGTGATCGCCTCCTCGCTGGCCTTCGACGTCGCGCTGAAGGTAACGAACAGCGGCAGCCCGCCGACGCCCGCGTCCTTGGTCGGCGTGTTGACGACGCCGGACTGGGCCGCCAGCGCGTCGGGGAACTGCGCGACGAAAGTCACGCCGAGCATGACCGCGAGGATGCCCGCCAGGGCCATGTACTTCTTCCAGTTCTTCATGGTGTCAGCTCCTTCTGTGGCGGCCGGCGTCATGCCGGCCGCCGCTCGTAGGTGGTTACAGGGTCGAGGCGCCGCACTCGATGCGCACGCCGCACTCGTCGTCGACGATCCCGTGGACGGCCCAGGTCTTCCAGCCGAGCGACCCGCGCTGGTCGAGGGCGTCCTCGGAGCCGCCGCTGCCGATCGGCTTGACCTTGGACTTGATCCCGCCCTTGGCGAGGCCGGTGTTCGCGTAGTAGCCCTTGCCGAAGACCTGGAGGATGTAGGTGTCGATCATCCCGCCGGTGGAGCGCAGGCCCGTGGACGCTACCGCCGCGCTCCCGCCGGGGATGATCTTCCCGGACGAGTTCAGGCAGATGCGGATGCGACCGACCTTGCCGACCTCGCCCTCGAGCAGGTTGCCCTGGCTCGCGTACTTGCGCACCGGCACGAAGACCTCGGTGTCGCCGGTCGTGACCAGGTTGAGCCCCTCGAGGTCCTTGAGGAGGTTCGTGTGCCCGATCGCGACGTAGGCCGCGTCGACCGGCATGGCGCCGTACTTGTTCGCCAGGTCGATCTTCTCGGTGATCAGCTCGACCCACGCCAGGTCGAGCAGGCTCTCGGCCCCCTGGAACGCGGCCTTGGTGATCTTCGAGACGATGTGCTCGCGGAAGTTCCCGTCGGTGTCGCCGTCCGCGGGCGACCCGGCGTAGACGACCTGGGTGCCGGCCACGATCGCGTCCCGGCAGAGCACGTCGAGCGTCGAGAGCGCCTGCTTCTGCAGGGTCTGCGAGAAGACCTGCAGCACGTTCTTGTCGACGCCGACGTCCTGCACCTGGTCGGTGTAGCGGATGAACGCCCCGTGCGGCACCAGCCGCAGCGTCAGCGGCGTGCGGTCGATGGTCATCGGCTCCGGGGTCACGCCGTCGAGCAGCTCGTCGGTCGCGTCGGACAGCCGGCCGTAGCGGGCGACCGTGATGTCGCGCCCCTCGTTCACCGGGACGCTCTTCTCGATGCCGAACCCGCGCCACACGAACTTGCGGTAGCGCGTCGGCATCAGGGCCCGGTCGTAGTAGCCGGAGACTTCCGGCCCGGGGTTGTAGGTCTTGCTCAGGTTCTGGACGGACATGGTCTTCTCCTATGCGGGGATCAGCTGCGCAGAGTCCTCTCGAACTCTTCGTCGGTCAGGTCCCACGCGCTGAGGACGGCTCCGGCGCGGGATCCGCCCTCGCCCGAGCCCATCCGGTCTTGGTTGCCACTGCGTGCGCCAGGGCTCTGGCGCACGACGATCTTGGGGGCCGCCCCGCGGGCCGCCGGGGGCGCGGCGCCCTCTTCGGCCTCGGGCTGCGCACCGCCGCCCTGGACCCGCCGGCGCTGCTCCCGCATCTCGCGGTAGAAGCGCAGGAAGACCCGGGGCTGCTTCGGGTCGTCGAGGTCGCGCCGGAAGCGCGCCCAGGCGGCCTGGTCGATCTCGCCGGCGGCCGCCTTCTGGTCCATCTCGAGGATCGCGGCGTTGGCGAAGTCCAGGTTCTTGACGTGCTCCTGGGGGTCGTCCTCGAGGGCCTCGGCCGCGGCCAGGTGCGCATCGACGACGACCTGGTCGTACTGCTTCTGCTCGCCCAGCGGGGCGCCGGCGTCCGGCTTCAGGATCCCGTGCTTCTTCAGGATCGCGGTCACCAGGGGCTCGGCCTCGGCGGCCTCCTCCTTGGTGTAGCCCGGGACCTCGACGGGCACGTCGGCCGCGGCCTCCGCTTCCTCCTTGCGCTCGCGCAGCAGCTTGAGCAGCTTGGCCTTCCCGCCGTCCGACTTCAGAGCCGCCTGCACCGCGGCGAAGAGCTCCGGGTCCTCAGCGACCTCGCGCAGGGGTGCGAGTTGCTCGAGCGCCTGCTCGAGGACGCGACCCTTCTGCATCAGGCCCTTGCTCTGGGACTTGCGGACTTGCTCCTCGCGGCCGCGGAAGAGGATCGTCTCCACCACCGGGTCGTCGGGTTCGGCGCTGGGCGCCGGCTTCGCGGCCTTCTGAGCCTCGGGCTGTTCCTGCTCTTCCGCCGCGGCCTCGGTTGCCAGCCTCTGGTTCAGCTGGTCCAGCGCCTCGGGGTTGCGCAGCAGCTCCTGGATCTCGTCGGTGCCGCCGTCCTGGTCGTCGACCTGTTCCTCGCCACTGGGGCGAGCCTGGTCGTCGGCCTGGGGTTCCTGCTCGAGGTCCTTCTCAGGTTCCTCGGTCATGGGCTTGGTCACGGGTTCCCTCCCTGGTTGTTGCGGGAGGCGGCCTCGGCCGCGCTCCGCGCCTGGTTCACGGCCATGAGCAGGCCGTTCTCGATGCGCACCGCGGCCTGAGCGTGGGCCGCTGCAGCGAAGAGGGCCTCGCGGGCCCCGGGTTCAGCCAGGTCGGTTTCCAGCAGCGCGGTCAGCGCCTTGTCCAGTGCGCCGACGACCAGGTCGCGAACCGCCGGGATCCTCAGCGCGTCCTGGGCGGCGTTCGCCCGGGAGAGCTGCGCGGAGATCAGCTTGGCGTTGCGTTCGCTCGCCACGGCTAGGCCCCCATCGCAGTGTCTTGGGGCTGGGACGTTGCGGCCCCGGCGACGAAGTCACGCCCCGGAGGGGGCTCGCCTGCGTTCGCGTCGGGCGGCGGGACAGGCACGCCGGGTCCACCCGGGCCGCCGGGGGGCATCCCCTGAGGCGGAAGCTGGGGCAGCGGCTGCAGCGCGGCGTCGTCCATCTCCATGAGCTCGCCGATGTGCTGCTCGCCGGCCGCGGTGAAGACCCGGCGCATGAGCTCGCGCACCTTCTGGGGCGGGAAGAGCATCGGGTACTGCTGCGCCACGGCCAGCGCCTGCTGCAGCAGCCCGACCGCCTTCGAGAAACCGCGGTCGTCGAAGTCGACGTCGAGCCCGATCTCGGCGCGAGCGCGGTAGGCCCCCTGGATCTTCTCCTTCGTGAGCTCCACCGGCTCGCCGTCGACCATCACGGTGCGCGGCTTGTCGAGGTTGCGCTGGAAGAGGAAGAACTCCTTGGTGTACAGGTCAGCCAAGGCCAGCTCGGCGAAGGCCAGCGCGACCAGGTCAACCTTGTTGAAGGCCGCCCGCTGGATCAAGCTGACCCCGGTGGCGGTCTTGTTGAAGGTGGGAGCATCGGTCCCCTGGTTCAGCCGGGTCGACGGCCCGCGTTCGTCGGCGTCGCCCTTGATCAGCTCGATCGCCTGGAGGATCCACTGGTTCGGCTCGGCGATCGGCAGGTCGTGAACGCCGTTGATGTCGCCGCTGATGACCTTGCCGGGGTAGAGTTCCTGCAGCGCGAGCTGGTCGACGCTCGCGTCGCTGACCATGCGCACCTTGTCGATGCTGAACCCGACGGAGTCCATGAACGCCCGCAGCAGCAGCGTGTGCGCGAGCTGCTCGTCGGCGTGGATCTCGGCCGGGCCCTTGCCCACCAGGTGGTGGCTCTGGGGGAACGGCGACCAGCCGGCGTAGGGGATGATGTCCTCCTCGTTCTCCTCGGCGCGGACGATCGTCTCGCCGATGAAGGTCACGATCCCGGGCACCAGCTTGTCGCCCTCGACGACCCAGTCGCACCACTCCCCGACCCAGCGCTTGTCCCGCAGGTCGCGCTTGGCGTCGCTCACGTTGGTGGCCTCGGCCTGCTCGTTCGTGGGGTCGTAGTGGTACGACTCGCGCTCGATCCGCTCGAGCGTCAGGGAGGAGGTGTCGCCGACCGCGCTCGATCCGGCGGTCGCCTTGTCGAGGGCTTCGGCCAGGTTCAGGTAGTAGGGCTCGCCGGGAAGACTCAGGCGCTCCTGCTCGCGCAGGATCTCGCCGACCGTCATCTGACGGATGTGACCGCAGCCCTTGCGGTCGTTCATCTTCTTCTTGCCGGCCTCGTGCAGGAACTCCTCGCTCGGCAGGTTCTCGATGACGACCCCGGACTCCTTCAGCTCCCGGTGCTTCACGACGACCGCGTAGCGGCGCTCGGGCTCGACCGTGATCGTCGCCGGCGGCACCAGGTCGTCGCCCGGGTCCTCGATCTCGAGCACGGGCTCGGCCGTGACCTCGTGCACGCTCAGGACCTGCTTGCCAGAGGCGACCAGCTGCTCCACCTCGGCGCCGGTCCAGCCCGTGCCGTCCAGGCCGGCGCTGACCTTCTTCTCCCAGGGGCCCCAGATCCGGCGCCACCAGAGCTTGACGACGCCGAAGCCGTCGATCTGCCCGTCCTTCAGCAGGTCGGTGAAGATCTTGAAGCCGCCCTGGTCGTAGATCGTCTCGCGGCACAGGACCTTCGCCGCCTTGCAAACCAGCGGATCCGGGCCGACGAACGAGATGCGCGGGTCGGTCGCGAGGAACCGCCGCATCAGGGTCGGGTGCTCCCCTTCGACGTGGTTCCAGACGTCGCTGGCGATCAGGTCGCTGCGCCCTTCGAGCTCGTTCCCGAGCGGGTCCCGGTTGTAGGCGGCCCGGAACTTCTTGCGCTTCTCGCCCTCGGTCGCCAGGCGCTCCTTGGCCTCCTTGAAGCGCGCGCGCAGCGTGGCGCCCTCGGCGGTCGTGACCTTCAGAAGCCTGCCCATGCGTTCGCTACCTCCGGGGCATCACGAGCGGCGAGCGCGGCCGCAGCTTGGCGGCGACCTGGCGCTTGGTCGCCTTGCCGCCGAGGGGTACGTTCAGGGCCGCCCGGTAGATGCACTCCCAGCTGTCGTCGTGCTCCTTGCCGGGGTGGCCGTTCTTGTCACGCATCCAGCGCTTGGCCTGGGAGATCGTGAACGGGCAGGCGTCCGACACCTTGAGCAGCGGACGGAACCGAGGCTCGCCGTCGGCGTTGAAGCCGTCCGGCGTGCCCTTCAGCAGCTCGATCAGCCGGTCGATCGCGAGCGTCTTGTCGGCCTTCTCGGCGCCGGCCGTCAGGAACGGGATCCCGTGCTTGCGGTACTCCTTGAGCACCGAGCCGCCATTCACCGGGTTCGGGGTGGCGGCCAGCGGGTCGATCAGCAGCACGTCCGGCTGGCCCCAGGTGCGGAAGAGCTCCTTGCAGAGCGTCGCCATGTTCACGATCAGGCCGTCCGGGCCCTTCTCGAGCACGATCTCCCGCTTGACGATGAGCTCGCCGAAGGGGGTGACGTACAGGTAGATCCCGACCTCGGGCTTCGAGGGGTGCGTGTCCAGCGCGAAGATCCGCTGCCAGTGCGGCGCCGGGATCAGACGGGCATCGGCGACGACGTGCAGGTTGACGTCCCAGTTGCGCAGCACCTTGCCGAGTTCCCGGACGTGCTTGCCGAAGAACCGCGCCTGGAGAGTCGCCGGGCTGATCGCCTTCCAGCGGTTGTAGTTGTCCTGGATCGTCGTGTGCGGCACGCGACCGCGGGCGTAGCGCACCGAGCCGTCCGAGAACTCGACCCGCTCGCACGCATGCTCGACGCAGTTGTCCTCGGCGTCGGTGTAGATGACGTGCAGCCCGGGGAACTTGCCCTCCTCCGACTGCTCGATCCGGTCGATGATCCAGGCCACGTTGGGGCTGAATCCGGATTCGTCGACCGGGCTCAGGAAGTGGAACACCGGGCCACCGGCGCGCAGCCGGGCGTCGTCCTCGTCGGAGACGGCCATCGGGCCCGGCTCGTCCTTGAGGATGAAGTCCTTCTTCGCCCCGGCGTGCGTCGTCACGCCCATGTCCCAGGTCAGCAGCTCGAGCGTCGAGCCGCACCGGGTCATCCACAACGACTCGAAGGGGTAGCCGTTCTTCAGCGGGTAGCCGGGCGCCAGGTGCTCAACGAGGGCCGCGCGGATCTCGCGGATCATGCCCTCCTGGAGTGCCTTGTTCGTCGACGTCATGCGGCCGTGGCAGGGACGCGGGAAGTTCTGGAAGAACGGCGTCTCGAACCAGGGCGACTGCGGGCCCTCCATGAGGTTCACCGCGATCTCGGCGAGCAGCCGCGTCTTCCCGTTGCCGTTGCCGCCAAGCCAGAACAGGGTGATGACCTTCTGGAGCGCCGCGGGGTCGTTCGCGTAGATCCGCTCGATCTCCCGGATGACTCGGAGCTGCGCCGGGCTCGGCGTGTAGAAGACCGATGGATTCCGGTGCATGAGCTCGTCGAGCTCGGTGCCGGCCCGGAGCAGCTCGTCGATCGCGGCGGAGCGCGTGTCCTCGGCCAGGGCCGTGGCGCTCACGGGATCTCCAGCAGCGACTTGAGCCGGTCGATCCGGCCGATCAGCTCCTTCGCCTGGGAGATCTTCCCGGCAGGCGTCAGCGGATCGGCCACCTCGGTGACCTCGAGCTTCGGGCCGTAGAGCTTCGGGCGGCGCACCGCAGCCGACCATTTGCGGGCGTCGATCCGCACCCGCTTTTCGTCGGGAGCGAGCTCGTCGTCATCCGCGATCGACTTGACGTCGTCGGCGTCCTTGTCGGCCTCCTGCTCGCGCGCGCGCGCGTAGCTGTCAGCAAGCGGCTTGTACTCGCGCAGCGCGGTGTAGAAGACCTCGCGGCAGATGCCCACGTCTTCGCAGCCGCGGAGCACGCCGCGGCCGTCCGCGATCAGCAGCATGAGGCGGCCGACAGCCTCGAGAGGGAGCGTCGGGAAGCCGGGGATATGGGGCGGCGGTGGGGGCGGGGGAACAGAAAGGGCGCCCCCGGCCTTCTTCCGAGCGGCGCCCTTCGTGCGGTGCGTGGTCACGCGGTCAGGCTAGGGTTGGACCCTCCTCTGGGATGTCCGGTTTGTCCGATTTTGTTCGAGGTACATTCTGATCCTCAGGACGTGTTCGTAGTCGATCCGCCAGTGGCCCTCTCCGGCCTTCGTGCGGTGCGCGTGGCCAGGAGGAATGAAACCGTCCTCGCAGTAGCGTTGGATCGTGCGCGATGACACACCGCAGGCCTTGGCCGCGACGTGCGTCCCGACCCACCGCGTCACAGGGAGCGGCTCCTGCCGACACCGAACTCCCCGCCCAGCGAAGACCCGGGCGACGGCGCAACCGCTGCGAGCGTGAGCCTCGCCCCGGTCGGGCAGTAGCCGAGCTCCGGCATGCAGCGGCGACCAGGGACGCGACTGACCGCGAACTTCGGACGGCGGCCGCGGCGCCGGCGCGCCGCGCCGGCGAGGCGCAGCTTCTTCTGGACTAGGTTGGTCGAGCATCCGGCCAGCGAGGCGAGCTGGCGGATCGTCAGGCCGGCATCGTAGTGGGAGCGCATCTCGGCGGGCGTCACGCCGCCCCCTCCACCACTCCGCGCCCGAGCTCCTGGTCGAGCCGCTCGATGATGAACCGCCCCCACTTGCGCCTCGAGGTCACCGAGTCCCCCTCGCGCAAGGACGCCTCGGCGCAGGCCATGATCGCGTTCTTCGCCGGGTGGTCGCCGGTGACGATCATCATCAGCTTCTGGAGCCGCTCGATGTTCACGTTGCACTCCTCGAGCGACCAGGGCTGGCCGGTGTCGGGGTTGATCGGGATCTCCGCGGTCGATCGCCGCGGCCGGCGCGAGAGCATCGCCCGGACGAAGTTCGCCGGGAAGGACTCCTCCTCAGCGATGGTGTTCCGGCAGGCCTCCACCCAGGTCTTCCCGTCGAACGCATGGCCGATCAGGCGATACCAGGTGTCGACCGTCTGCGCCGGGATCTTCCGGTTGAAGCTCGAGGTCACGACCGCCACGCCCTCATCGAAATCATGCCGACTCAGCACGCTTGGCCTCCTTCGCCGCCTTCTCGGCGTCTAGCGCATCCCATGCCTGGAAGAACCCGCTGGTCGCCTGGCCTGGAGGGGCCGCAGCAGCGGCCACGCTCACGTCCGGCTCGTCCTCCCACGACCCCTTCCGCAGCCAGGAAGCCGGCGCCTTGATGAAGCCCTCCTGCCACTTTCGGCCTGCCTTCTGGCGCTCGATGGCAGCGAGCAGGACCGCGAGTTCCGGGCGCTTCTGCCCGAGAGAAACCCACGCTTTCCAGGCGTCCCGCTTGTCCTCGTGCCGGGGGTACGCGGCGTAGAACTCGAGGAACTCGGAGGTCATCACGGCGCCCCCCGAGGGGGGAGGGGGGGGTGTTCTTTCTTTATGTGGTTGTGGTTGTGGTTGTGGAGGCGACGGTTTGGCGATCGCGCAAGGATCGCACTTGGGATCGCACTTGGGATCGCCAGTGCGATCCTCCTGCGATCCCCACCGCTTCGCGTTCCCGATCCGTCCGCGAAGCGACTGCGACAGGGAGTAGGCCCTCGACTCGGCCAGCTCCCGGTCGGCTCGTGAGTTGTGCCGGAGGCCGTCGCCTCCAACCGGGAAGAACTCAGCGGCCACCGTATCGACGGCAGAGCGTTCGGACTTGCTATGGGCTCCGGCGATCCTGTAGAGGGCGTCAGCGCCGGCAGCAAGCGGACCGCCAGCCGAGTAGTAGGCGTCCAGGAGCCGCCGGTACGCCCCGTCCTCTGCCAGGGATAGGTGCCGGGTGTCGCGACCGTAATCGCCAGGGAACCAGCGATACCAAGCCTCGCCCATGTCCTACCTCTCGCGGACCAGAGCCTCGAGGTCGTCAACCGACCGGGCCACAATGAAGATCCCGCCGCAGTGGATCACGTCGATCTCGACCAGCGTCTGGTCGTCGTTGAGCTCAGCCCTGCCCGTCTTGCACTCGACGCCGAGGAATCGCCCGGTCGGCCTGACCACTCCGAGAATGTCCGGGCACCCGGGGAACCCGGCGCGCACCAGGTGGCCGCTCTTCCCGATGAACGCGCCGGTGTTCATCTTCCACGCCTTGATCTTGTGCAGAGCCAGCCACTGCAGGCAGGCCTTCACGAGGGCGGTATGCGGCCCGGAGCGGGCCCCTCCGCGGCGGCCGGTAGCGCGGCGGGCAGTCACGCAGCCACCTCCCTCGCCACGCACCCGCCGGCGCACACCAGCCGCGCGCGGTCCTGGATAAGGTGGGGGGCGATCCCCCAGGAGTGGCACCGGCAGCACCGCGCCCGGATCGCCGGCCCCGGCTTCTGCCTGTCCGGGTAGACCGCGAACCCAACCTGGCGCATGATCTCCCGGACCTGCTCGTCCGACACCCGCGGCCCCGACGCCGGCACCCGCGCACGAGCTCGAGCGCGCGCCGACTTCTGCGACGAGGTCAGGCCGGCCTCGTAGTAGCTCTCCTTCCGGCTCACGGTTGCCCCTTCGAGAGCTGCAGCGTCATGGCGGCGTGAAGCTTCTGGAGCTCTCCCTTGCCCTTCGCCCCGGCCACCAGCGCCTTCGTCTCGGCGCGCGTGCTGCCGAGCAGCTCGGCCATGTCGTAGATCTCGTCGATCAGGTCACCGGCGTCGGCCGGCAGCGGGGGTGGCGCGGCCTCCTGATTGAACGGGTCGACGCTGCGCGCATCGAGGGTCCTGCGGTAGGTGGCGACCAGCTCCGGAAGGACGCCCTTCGCCTTGGCGTCGGAGATGAAGGTGCTGACGTGCGCCGCCTGCAGCCCGCACGCCGTCCCCAGCCCGCGGGCCTCGGCCTCGAGCATCGCCTCCTGAAGCCCGGAGAGCTGCGACCCGTCGGCGCCGGGCCCGCCGCCGTCGTCACCGCCGGAGTAGTTCTTCGACCACTCGGGGCTTTTGGCGATCTCGGCCAGCAACCAGGGCGGGAGCCCCTCGGGAACCGGGGTGCGCTCGTCCATGTCGAAGAAGACATTGCGCGTCATCAGCGGTGGCGCCTCGGGGCTCCCCGGCGGCAGCGGCATGATCGACTTGAGGTTCGCGTAGATCGTCCCGTCGTTGCCCTTCTCGTGCATGATCTGCAGGTAGCAGACGGCGCCCAGGACGTTCTTCAGCTCGAATCCGGTCTTCTTGAGCTCCTCGTCGGTGAAGGGGATCCCGCGCCACGAGTCCAGGTGCTGGCGCAGGACGGCCCGGCTGTCGAGGCTCGCGGTGTACTTGTGCTTGAAGATCGGACGGGTCGGCTTGTCGTTGACGACGATGCTCTGGTCGAGCAGCTCCCACCCGAGCATGACCTTGCTCTGGATCTTCCCGTAGGCCTTGTTCTCGACGCTGCCCAGGTCGATCACCCAGCAGCAGCGCGCGCGGTGTAGGCCGGCCGGCGTGAGCGTGCGCTCGCCGCCCTCCTTGACTCTCGTTCCCATCGTCCCTACCTCCCTGCCAGAATTGCGCCGGCCTCGGTGCGCGAGCCGGACGGGGTTGCGTCGATCGAATCGGCCAGGTCGCGGATCCCCTGGCAGGCGGCGGCCTCGGCCTCGAGCTGGGCGATGCGGAGATCGCGCTGGACGTCCCGGTCGGCGTGGTGGATGCAAATCGCTGCCATCGCGATTACGACCAGCACCGACACCATGAACCGCCAGCCCGCGCGGAACGCCAGGACGACGAGGTCCCAGTACGTCAGGATCGAGCGGTCGCTACCCACGGGGAGCCGCCTTCCGGCCGGTCTTCGTGGCCTCCGGCATCCCCGGCAGCGGCTCCTGGGCGAACTCCAGCTCGGCCGTCATCTTGTTGTTCCGGCGCTCGACGACGTAGCCGATCTTGGCCTCGAGGTCGGCCCCCTTGGTCCAGGCGTTCACGCTGACGCTGAAGCTGATCGTGATCTTGCCGTCGTTCTTTTCGAGCGCCTCGAGCAGCTCGTCCCGCTCCTCGTCGACGGTCATGGTCAGCAGCTCGCAGAGGCGGTCGATCGTGGCGTCGAAGTTCTCGCGCTTCATCACGCGATCCTCGGCTCGCCGTCGAGCGGGAGCTGCGGGTGCTGCTGCGCGACGGCGACGTCGGCGCCGGGCTGGAACTGGAGAGATTCGGCGGGACGCAACGGAAGCTTGTCCAGGTCGACGGTGACCGGCGGCGCCCCCTTCGCCTCCCCTCCGCGGCCGACGTGCAGCTCGAGGTTGATCCCCAGACGCGGCCCCGCCTGCAGGGCGAACCGGCGCGTCACCTTGAACTCGCCGGTGCAGACGCGCTTGACGTAGTCCTTGCCGTAGCCCAGCTCCTTCGAGAGCTCGGCGAGGGTGACGCCGGCCGTCGCCGCGGAGACTGCGATCACGCGGCCGTAGTCCGTCGGGATGTCCAGCGGGCTGTGCGCGCGGCGGCCCCTGACGACCTGGTCGGGCTCGTTCAGGATCTCCGCGATCCGGCGCAGCTTGTCCTTGGTGCTGGCGCAGTGCTTGCAGCTCATTCTTGACCTGCCTTTCCCCGGGAGCTATATTCCCGGTGCGGTGGTTGGACTGGCCTCGGGGAGTTGCACCTCTCCGGGGCCGCTTTCGTTTTGGGACGTTGACCTCCCCCGCCGCCCGCGCCGCAGCAGCCACTTCTCCACGGCCGGCCGGCTGAACAGGACCTTCTCCCCGCGCCGGCCCGTGCGGATCGCCGGGAGCGGGTCGTGCTTGCGCTTGTAGAGCTCGCGGATCCGGCTGACGCTGTAGGTCGTCAGCGCGTGAACGGCCTCGATGTCGAGGAAAGGATCCAGTTGCACGGCCGGCCGCGGACCCGTAGAGTTCCGAGCGTCCCCGCTGCTCACGGTGGATGCTGCATTGGTCATGGGTGTCAGGCCCGCAACCACAAGGAGGGAACGATGTCGGCAACGCTGGAGCTCTTGAAGATGGCGGTTGAGAAGGTGCCCCAGGTGCAGGTCAGCTCAATGAACACGACGCATGCCGAGGCAACCGCCGAGGCCATCGAGATCATCTTCAAGAAACTCACCGCCCTGCACGACGGGAAGAAATGACCCGAACGATCTGCCGGCGCTTGAAGCCGTAGGACAGGAGTACGGCGACCTCGGCCGCCAGGATCGACGGCGGCTGGTTGGCCAGGTGGTCGAGGTCGTTCGCCAGCTTCGAAACATGCTTCACCAGCTTCTTGGGCTTCACCACGCCACCCTCCCCTGTTGCGCTTCCTGGCCCTTCCCCTGCTGCTCCCGCGGCGCCTTGCCCGCGTCGGCCCACAGGCGCGAGGCCGGCCAGCCGAGGGCCGCGGTGACGGCGGCGCGGAGACGGGGGGTCTTGAGCTTTCCGTTGATGACCTGGGAGATTGCGTTGCGGGTGACGTTCAGAGAGGCGGCGATTTTGTCCTGCGTTAGTTGTCGTTGGAGCATCCTGATCTTGATTTCGTCCGGGCTTGCCAACCTTCGCGCCACGGCGTACCCTCCTTTTTGGTTATTACCGGAAGGAATCTATTCTCAATTGAGAATGCTGTCAAGGGGAAACGTTCTCCATGAAGAATGACGGCCTCGGAGCAAGGGTTGGAGCCCTCAGAAAGCAGCGCGGCCTCACGTTTCAGGCGCTGTCGAGAGAGACTGGTTCTGCCCCCGGCTTCCTTCACGACATCGAAACCGGGAAGAAGATGCCCGGCGGCGAGATAGTTCTTGCCCTCGCCCGCGCCCTGGGCGTCAGCACCGACTACCTCCTCACCGGCAAGGAGCCGACCGCCCGCCTCGAGCCTTCCGAGCTCCCGCAGCCGGTGGTCTTCTTCGCCTCAGCCGTCGAGCCCCCGCCGGCCGACCTGGTGCAGCGCCGGGACTTCATCGCCGTCCCGCTCGTCGACGGCGCCGTGGCCGCCGGCTCGGCCCGCGTGGTGTCCGAGCAGGTCGAGGACTGGGCCTGGATCCACCAGTCGCAGCTCGGCCACCGGCACAACCTGGTCGCCGTGCGCGTCCGCGGCGACTCGATGGACCCGGTCCTCCCCGACGGTAGCATGGTCGTCGTCGATCGCGAGGACCGCGACGTGGTCGACGGCGCGCCCTATGTGGTCAGGGTCGACGACGAGGGCGCCTGCACGGTCAAGTACCTCGAGGCCGACGGCGAGGAGCTGGTGCTGATCCCTGAGAACCACCGCGCGCACCGGGAGCAGCGGGTGCGGCGCGATCCGGACGGGCCGGACATCGTGGTCGGGCGCGTGGTATGGTCGTGGCGGGTATGGATCAGCGCGGACGAGCTCGGCGGGGACGCGGCGCCGGAGCGGGTGGAGCGGAAGAAGCGGGCCGGGAAGATTAGGAAGGCGTGACGGGGTGCCGGTGACGTTCGTCCAGTGGATCAAGACGCAGATCGCCCGTACTGACCAGGTCGGCGAGTTCGCGCGGGGCGTCGTGTCGATCCACGGGAGGAAGCCCGACAGCCGCCGCAAGACCGCCCTCGCATGGCGCCGCTACCTCGGGCAGGCCGGCGCCAGCCAAGAGACGATTCAGGCGATGTATGCCGCCTGGGACGAGCATCAGAAGTACCTCAAGTCCGCATAACCTAGGAAATCAACGTGAACGCCCTCTACTTCGGCGATAACCTCCACGTCCTGCGCGAGCACATCAAGGACGAGTCCGTTGACCTGATCTACCTCGATCCGCCGTTCAACTCGAACCGCGACTACAACCTTCTGTTCAAGACCCCGAAGGGCCACGAGTCCGATGCGCAGATCAAGGCTTTCGATGACACCTGGCACTGGGGCGAACAGGCTGAATCGGAATACGCCGAGCTGCTGCGCCAGGACAACACCGACGTCTCCGAAATGATGCGAGCGCTTCGCCGATTCCTTGGCGAGAACGACATGATGGCCTACCTGACGATGATGGCCAACCGCCTCCTCGAGCTCCGGCGTGTGCTCAAGCCGACGGGGAGTCTCTATCTTCACTGCGACCCGACGGCCAGCCACTACCTCAAGATCGTGCTTGACGGCGTGTTCGGCGCCGAGCGCTTTCAGAACGAGATCACCTGGCAGCGCACGTTCGCCCACGGCAACGTCGGGCGCAACTACGGCAGCATCGCCGACACCCTGCTCTGGTATACGAAGACCGACAAGTACGTCTGGAACCAGCAGTACCGCACGCTCTCCGAGGAAGAGAAGACGGAGAAGTACCCGAACACCGACCCGGACGGCCGCCGGTGGCAGTCCGTGACCTTGAGGAACCCAGCGATTCGGCCCAACCTGCACTTCCCATACACCGCCTCCAACGGAGTCACCTATCAGCCGCATCCAAACGGGTGGTCGTGCAATCTGGAGCGCATGCAGCTCTATGATCGAGAGGGGCGTCTGCATTTCCCAGCGAAGGCCGGGGGCGCGCTGCGGCTGAAGATGTACGAGAACGACAGCCTGGGCGAGCGCCTGCAGAACATCTGGACCGACCTCCCGCCAATTTCCGCTAACGCGGCGGAGCGACTCGGCTACCCGACGCAGAAGCCGCTCGCCTTGCTGGACCGCATCATCCTCTCCTCTTCGAACGAGAACGCCGTGGTCCTGGATCCGTTCTGCGGCTGCGGCACGGCCGTCGACTCGGCCCAGAAGAACGGCCGGCGCTGGGTGGGGATCGACATCACCCACCTGGCAATTTCCTTGATCGAGAAGCGCATGCGCGACCGCTACAAGGGAATTGAGTTCGCCGTGCACGGTACTCCTCAGGACATCGACGGAGCTCGTGACCTTTCCGAGCGGGACCGTTACCAGTTCCAGTGGTGGGCCTGCTCTCTGGTTAACGCACAGCCGTACCAGGGCAAGAAGAAGGGCGCCGACTCAGGGATCGACGGACTGATCTACTTCCAGGACGAGAAGCACGAGGCAAAGAAGATCCTCGTGTCGGTAAAGGGCGGCGAGAACGTTGGCGTTGCGCAAGTCCGCGACCTCAGGGGAACGATGGAGCGGGAGAAGGCGCACCTGGGGCTATTCGTGACGCTGGCGCAGCCGTCCAAGCCAATGCTGACGGAGGCCGTTTCCTCGGGTTTCTACGAGTCGCCGCACTTCGGGCAGTACCCGCGGATCCAGATCCTCACCGTCGAGGGCCTAATGGAAGGCTCTGAACGGCCGCGGTATCCCGATGTGGCACGCGGCGGTGAGCTGATCTTCAAGAAGGCGAAGGCCGACGATCCCACCGTCACGCAAGAGAAGTTGTTCTCCTGATGAAGGACTGGGTTGCGTCGCACAAAGATCTACTGGCTATCGTGATCTCAGTTATTGCCTTATGTGGCACATGGATCCCTTTTTGGTGGAGGGACCTCCGCCGCCACAATCGCGTGGACGCGGTAATCATGAACTTCATATCGGACGACGAAGAAATGTTTGCCGCTGACGTCGTCTATATCAACATGGGCAACCGACCCGCTGCGATCACGAGCATGGTTGTCTCAATGAGGCTGAAGCCTGATCCAAATGCAGATCCAAAGGATTTTCGTTTTGATGCTGAATGGCAGGCGTGGCGCGGTTCCCTTCCTCCGTTCACTCTGCTACCAGGCCAGATTGTGACCCAGTCCTACAAGGGCGAATGGAAGATGGAGTCCTCCAAGATGGGGCCTCCGAGCGCAGTTGTTGAATACTTTGTGAATTTCAACGTAGTCGACTCCCTGGGCCACCTTCATTCTGTCGCGATTCCGGTCGCCAATAGAGTTGTCGGTGAGAAGGTCCAACGGTCAAAGCGGTTTCCGATCACCGCGCGGCTGTTGCCGTCGCCGCGGACTGACAAGTTGCTGAGTCATCCGAGGGCGCTCCTTGAAACAGGGAAGTAATCTCATTCCCGCCCGTGCGCAGCTCGCCGCCGAGCACCCGCGCCTCCTCGAGCTCCACGACGCGGCCGCCCGCCTCGAGGCCGCCGCTCGCAACGACGCCGACCGGGCCTACTACCGCGGCTACGTCAGCGGGATCGCGCGCCGGCTCGCCGGACCGGTCGCCCAGGACGAGCTCGAGGTCGTGGCGTTCGAGCTGCTGCAGGACGCGCCTGGCGGGCTTGAGCAAGTGCTGGGGCGAGGATATCGGGACGGGTTGGCGGGGAAGGCGATCGAGGGGTGA